AAATTGAATTTGACAGTTCAAGACAAATGTCAATTTTTGTAGATGGTACTCAATATAATGTAACAAGCACTTCTGGCTCAACAGGTGGAACTGCCGTTACTACTGGTACAACTAAATCTGCAGCAATGACAGATGATGTTGATTTTATTCCTTATATTGGAATTGAAGCTGGTGCAGCAGCAGCAGAAGCAATTCACTGTCATTATGTTAAAATGAGCAGAATTATTAACGAATAGGAGGTTTAAATGGCTGGATCTGATGTAATACCTCAGACTGTCAATGACGAAAATGCATCTGATGATGATAGACTAGTCACTGCAGCAAGACCTGATACGTCAGCAACTATGGCTAACACTACTTTTGTTGGTGGTGGTGCAAGAAATGTTATTGTGACAACAACTGGTACAGGTGATAATGCTAAAACTTGTACCATAACTGGCACAGATGTTTTTGGTAACGCTATGACAGAAGTTATAACTTCCACCAGTTCTGCTGAAGCAGTGGCAGGCACTAAATTGTTTCTAACTGTAACGGCTGTTGAATGTTCTGCTCAATATGCTGCTAACATTAAAGTTGGTTCTGGCACTCTTTGTGCAGAGGCAATAGGTGGTGGTGGTATGAGAGTTCGTTTAAAAGGATTTTCAATTACTTCAGGTGGAACAGCAGGAACAGTTTCATTCATTAATGGTACACCAGAAAGTGGAACAACATTGTTTAAAGCAAGAACTATTGGTACGGCAAATACTATGATAGATAGAACGATACCTGAACAAGGTGTTTTATTTGCGAGTGGTATGAGTGTGTCGTACACTTTAGATCATGCTGACATGATTACATTTTTCTATGCTTAAAGAGTGAGATTAAAAGTGTCGCAAAAACAACAACTAGAAGTAGCTTTAGCACGTTTGGAAGAACGTGTTGAGGCTCTTCAAGAAGACATGAAAGATATGAAATCAGATATGTCAGAGTTACGTGCAACAGCTAATCGTTGGAAAGGTGCATTTTGGGTTATGATGGGTCTTGGTGGCGTTGTTGGTGTTGTTACTAACTTTGCAATAGGATGGTTTAAATGACCATAAATAGAAGTAAAATTAAAAAACAAATTGAAAACGGAGATTCTAAAATGATGAAGAAAAAAGGTTATAAAGCTGGTGGCAAAGTTAGTCCTAGAAAAATGATGGCCAAAGGAATGAAAATGGGTGGCAAAGTAAACAACCTAAAAAAAGCTATTAAAAAAGTTGATGCCAAAAAAGCTACTAAAATGAAAATGGGTGGCATGATGATGAAGAAAAAAGGCATGAAAAAAGGTGGTAAAGTAAAAAAAGGTAAATAATGCCTTATTTACAAAGTAATATTCCTCACTTTAAATGTTGGGTGAGGAGAGAATACACTTGCAATCATTTAAGATATCATGGTGAGTTTCTACATGGCATGGCAGTAGCCGTTACGACTATGCCTAATAGGTGTTTAAGTTTTCAAATTATATTTACTGGTTGTGAGGCTGATGACACAGACAATCCAAATGTACATGGTGGTGCTATGTGGGCGAGAATGCCGATTACTGGGTTGATGGCAGACGTTCCTGTAGAAGAGTGGCCTGAACCTATGGCAGTGCATGATGCTCAACCCTGGGATTGTGCTTCTCATAACCATGCTGTTTATGTTTTAGATAGAGCTACACCAACACCCTGGTTGGCAAAAATAGATGGTAAGTTTTTCCCTGCAAAGTATTTGTTTACTGTTGATTATGCTGAAAGCGAGATAGCTGATGATCCAGCACAACACAAACAAAGTCATGTTTTGCATTTATTAGATGCTGATCAATGGACAGGTAATATTGTAGCGTTGCCAAACAATCGTGTTCGTGTTACACATCCAGCGTGGTTTGAAACAGGTGAAGGTGCACCAGATTTCTTACCATCACAGCATTTACATTATTCTAAATCTGATTTAGACTACACTTTAGATGTCAATAAGATTTTTGATAACATATATAATGAGGACTAAATGACAACATCAAGTTCAACAAATTTTGAATTAGCCGTTGATGATTACATTGAAGAAGCCTTTGAAAGATGTGGTTTAGAAATACGAACAGGTTATGATTTAAAAACAGCTAAACGATCATTAAATTTGATGTTAGCTGATTGGGCTAATCGTGGTTTGAATCAATGGACAATAGAACAGAGAACACAAGCCTTAACAGCAAGTGATGGCGAATACTCTTTAGGTACGGATGTTATTGATATTTTGTCTGTGGTTGTTAGAAGAAGCTCAACTGATTTTAACATGACACGAATTAGTAGAAGTGAATTTCTATCAATACCAACAAAAACTACAACTGGTCGTCCAACACAATATTTTCTTGACAGACAAGTTACACCAAATTTAAAAATATGGCCTATTCCAGAAAACAGTACAGATGTTTTGCATTATGATGCTTTAACACGGATACAAGACGCTGACACGATGCAGAACACTATGGAAGTTCCTTTTAGGTTCTATCCATGCCTAGCATCTGGTCTTGCCTACTATATAGCTATTAAAAAAGCTCCTGATAGGATTCAGTTGTTAAAAACAGCTTACGAAGAAGATTTTGCACGAGCAATGGCTGAAGATAGAGATAGATCGTCATTTAACATTTCACCAAGTTTACAGTATTATAGAGTGTAACATGCCAAAATTTGCTAACTCAAAGAATGCTTACGGAATATCAGATAGATCAGGGTTCCGTTATCGTCTTGGTGATATGCGTAAAGAATGGAATGGTTTGTTAGTTGGGTATGACGAATATGAAATGAAACACCCTCAATTAGATCCACATAACAGAAGAGCAGATGCTGAGTCTTTAAAAGACCCTAGACCTGATAGAACAGAAACAGATGTATCTGTTTTGTTAACTTTAAATCCTTTTAAAACAGGGTCATCAAGTAGCAGTACAATAACTGTTTTTGAAAGATCACATGGTCGTTCTGCATCTGATACTGTGAGATTTAGAGATATTTCAACTTTTGATGGTATATCAAAATCTGTTATGGAAAATTCTTCTGGGTTTTCTATAGCAAGTGTTGTTGATGCCGATCATTACACAATAACTGTTTCCGACACAGCAACTGTAGGGTCAATAAATGGTGGAGGTGGTGTCGCCTCTGTTGGTCCAGTGACTTTGGTGAATTAGATGGCTTATACTTTAACAACATTACGAAACTCAATAAAAGATTATAGTGAAAATGATGAAACAACTTTTGTTACACATGTTCGTGATTTTATACGTTCTGCTGAAAATAGAATATTTAAAGTAGTTGACTTTGAAGTGTTTCGTAAAAATGCAACAAGTTCTTTGGGTTCGTCTGATCGTTTTTTATCAACACCAACTGATTTTTTAGCATCTCATAGTTTATCAATAACAAGTTCAAGCAACAAAATATTTTTGTTAGAAAAAGATGTAAATTTTATTGAGGAATATAATCCTAACTCAGCAACGACAGGTGTTCCAAAATATTACGCACGATTTGATGTTGACAATTTTATTTTGTCTCCAACACCAAATTCTGCTTATGCTTGTGAATTACATTACTATTACAGACCAACAAGTCTAGCTGACAGCACAATTACAATTAACGTAGCATCTTCAAATGCTTTGGGTATAGGTGAAATTATTACTGGTGCATCAAGTGGAGCAACTGCCGAAATAACGGCAAAAGATGATTCTTCAAATATCTTAACTGTTTTTGTTCCAACAAGTTCTTTTACTGTTAGTGAAACTGTTACAGGTGGTACAACATCAGCATCAACAACGATATCATCAATAGGATCAGATGGTACAGAAACGTGGTTAAGTAAGAACGCTGTCAACGGATTACTTTACGGATCGCTTTTAGAAGCATATATTTATATGAAAGGCGAATCAGATGTGATAAAAATGTATAGTGATAGATTTATGGAAGAATTAAGTCGGTTAAAAGATTTAGGAGAAGCTAGAGAAAATAGCGACTCTTATAGAACTGGTTTAAAAACACAGCCTAAAACGTAGGAGAAGTAAATGGCAAATGAAGCAACTAATTATTTAGAAAGAAGAGTATTAGATTTTATATTTAAAAATAATGCACTTAGTTTTAGTAGTCCAGGAAACAGTATTTATGTTGGTTTAGCCACAGCAGTTTCTGCTGCTGAAACAGGTTCTTTAACAGAAGCAAACTTTACAAACTATGCACGACAGCAAGTAGCAGCATCTGGGTGGACAACGATTGGTTCTGATAGTACCGACACACAGACAGCCACAAATGCAGCGAACATAGAGTTTCCAGCATCTGGTGGGGGTGGTGACGATGCTATTACTCATGCTTTTATCGCTGATGCAAGTTCTAGTGGGAATATACTTTTTGTTGGCACTATTACTAATAGAACAATTTCTACTGGAGATATTTTTAGAATTAACGCAGGTAACTTAACAATAACATTGAGCTAATGGCACTTGTAATAAAAGATAGGGTTAAAGAAACCACAACAACAACAGGCACAGGAACATATACTCTTGGTGGTGCAGTAACTGGTTTTGAGACTTTTACAGCTAATTTAAGTAACGCTGATACAACTTTTTATGGTTGTACAGATGGATCTGATTTTGAAGTTGGTGTTGGAACCTTTACATCAAGTGGAACAACATTAGCAAGAACAACAATTTTATCTAGTTCAAACTCTAATAATGCTGTAAGTTGGAGTTCAGGAACACGAACTATTTTTATTACGCTACCAGCCGATAGAATAGTTCATACAGGTAATTTAACAACAGAGGGTGCTACAGCAGGGTTTGTTACTGACGATCCAACAGCACTCGCCATAGCGTTAGGATAGGAGAATTAAATGGCAGATGATGCAGTAGCGAGTATTCAAGCAACAGTGCTACCAGATGAAATAGCGAAAGTGATATCAGCGACTATGACAGTCACACCTGCTGACGCTAATGACAAATGGTATTACAAGCTAACGAGTGTGTCGAACTCAAGCACTGATTTGATTGCAGGTAGTTATATTGACTATACAGCCGTTGATGATGACACAGGTTTTACAGCAGTTAGCACAAGTGATAAAATTAAACTTTTATTTATTAAGAATGTAGATACGAATAGCAGAAGTATATATATCTGTTTTGATGGTGGAACGGCTGCATCTGATCTTGTTGATGGCGTAACAATAGGTCCAAACGAGTTCTTTATTGCACGAATACCAAACACAACAGTTGCAAATTTACATGCCATATCATCAGCATCTACAGCAGAGGTTATAGTAGCAGCATTAATTGATGATGTATAAGGAGTAGACGATGGCTAACACCTTTAAAAATAAGGTATATAACGGATCTAGCACTTCAGCTAATGCCAATATGAATGTCTATACTGCTCCTGCTTCAACGACTACCGTTGTTATTGGGTTGACTTTATCTAACACAGCATCAAGTCAAATTACGGCTGATATTAAACTCAGTGCTGGTCAGACTGTTCACTTGGCAAAAAACATACCTATACCAAGTGGATCAAGTTTTGAGTTTATGGCTGGTAATAAAGTTATTATGGAGGCAGGTCACACTATAACAACATCTTCTGATACAGCAGATAGTCTTGATACAGTGTTAAGTATTATGGAGATAACCTAATGGGATATGTCGGCAATACTCCTGCTAAAAACTTTCACGATGTACCTTCTGTAGAACGCTTTAATGGTGATGC